CAACGGAGACGACCAAGCTCGCGGGACTCGCCGCCGCTCGCCAGCAGATGAATACACTCGGAGTGCCACAAGACAATCTGCGCAGGTTCGTGCTGGGCCCGAAAGCTGACGCAGGGATGATCGTCGTGCCGTCATTCATCAACGCCGAGAAGAAAGGCGATACGCAGGCCTTGAAAGATGCCGCCCTAGGTCGCATCTTCGGATTCAACTTCTACAACAGCACCAAGATCAAGACCCATGCGTATGGCAGCGACGATCTCGCAGGCGACGTCGCGACAGAAGGCGCAGCCGGAGCGACCTCGCTAGCCGTGCACGCACTCGGCAGCAACGGCACTATCGCCAAAGGCACACTGTTCACCATCGAGAGTGACACCACGCAGTACGTGCTTACAGCGGCCGCCACCATCTCCACGAACGCGGCAACGTTAGTCTTCTACCCGGCACTGGCAAAGATCGCAGCCGCGGCTAAGATAGTCACGCTGTACGGGGACTTGGAAGAGAGCCTGGCATTCCACCAGAACGCATTCTGTCTGGCCTCAGCCGCTCTGGCCAAGCCCGCAGGCGCCGCATACTGCGAGTCGGTCAACTATCAGGGACTCTCCTGCAGGGTGATCGCCGCGTACAATGCCAGCACCAAGGTAGACCAGGTGTCTGTGGACTTCCTGTTCGGCGTCAAGACACTGTGTCCTGAGATGGCCTACCGCTTCCGCATGGCGTAGGAGTAACCGAGACGTAACACAAGGGGGAGCTTCAAAACTCCCCCTTTTTCAAAGGAGGGACTATGCCGACGCCAATCGATTCGCTTTCACCTAAAAGCAGTGATGCGCAGATTCGAGATGCAATCTCGGCATGTATTGCTATTGAGATTGATACCGGCAGAGCACAATCGCAAGACCAGGCGATAGGTATGTGCTTTGACATGGCCAGGAGAAAGACGGGCAAGAAAATCAGCCGCGGCGGAGAGTAACGATGAGCGACAAACTAACAGAATTCAGAGACGCTTTACGGGCAGCACTGCAGGACACAGATCCCGACAACGAAATATGGACTGACACCGAGTTAGACCAGCATCTGATAAGGGCACTCGTTGACATCAATTCTGTGCGACCACGTGAGCAGAAGACTACACTCACGACCACTGCGGACTCGAAAGACCTCGATATATCCAGCCTCACGGACAGGCTCGATGTTGTGAAGGTAGAGTACCGCGTAGGGCAGGACCCGCAGGAGTTCCGCAACTTCACCACATGGGCTGACGTGCTGACGATGGATATCGACAGCCTGCCGTCCGCCGCTGAATCGGTCTACATCTACTGGACATCTCCGCATCTCTTAACCACAGCAACAAGCACATTGCCCGCGGCTCTGGTCAACCTGCTGCTCATGGGCGGGGAAGCCTTCGCAGCACTGGCATGGATCAATAAAGGCAGGTCTCAGATCGTGGAATCAATTACCAAGCTGACCAGCGTTGATACCGCACTTGGCCTGATCGCCGCCAGGGTAGCGCAGGCCGTCACTGATCTGGCCGCCGCTCGCCTGGGTATCGGGTTGAAGGCAACGGAAGCCAATACCGCAATCGAGGCTATGCAGGCACGGATCACGCAGGCAGTGGCAGATATAGCCAGCGGCCGCGCTCTCGTAAACAGCCTCACACGAGGAAGCAATGCCGAAACCGATTACCTGCGGGTTGCTGCTACTGAGTTGAACACTGCAACCGAGTATCTCAGCAAGGCGAGGGGGTATCTGGCCGAAGACCAGCCGGCGCAGGAGAAGGCCAACCTGGCCTCACACGAGCTGAATGCTGCCAACGGGTACATCAACGAAGCGCGGTCACGCTTAACGGGCATATCGAGCAAGCTCAACATAGCTGCAATGGTCAGGCAGTACCAAGCCGACGCCATGCAGAAGCTGGCGCTGTTTAAAGTAGAACTGGCGCAGCATGAGCCCATCACGATAGTGCCGAACTATTCAAAAGATTAACAGGAGGTACACATGCAAGAAGTAAAGGAACGTGCGATCTGGCAGTGCAAAGCCAGACTGCTTAAATACAACGAGGACATCACGCCGTTCGCCAAGGACGGCAAAGAGGCTGACTTCCATAAGCTATTCAAGCCCTACGAGGTCAGGGAGATAGACGGCAACTGCCTGTTGAACTCTGGCATTGACGAGATGTGGGACTTGATAACGGGAGTCGTCTCAGGAGCCACCCATATCTTTGACAACGCCGCTGCGACCATAGGCGTAGGGGATAGCGCCACCGCAGCCGCCGCCACGCAGACCGACCTTCAGGCGGCCACAAACAAGACCTACAAGGGCATGGAATCGGGCTACCCGACGTCAACCACACAGAAGGTCACGCTGAAGTCGAGTTTCGGCAGTGGAGACGCCAACTACGCATGGCAGGAGTGGGTTGTCAAACAGGCCACGAGCACCATCTGTCTCAATCGCAAGGTTGAGTCACTCGGCACAAAATCCTCAGGAACCTGGACTTTGGAAGTGACCATAACGCTCTCATAAACACCTTGACTTTAGTTCCCAAATCAGCTATACTTAGTCATAGCCAGGAGGGAATTATGGAAAAGGAAAAAGAGGTTATTAAACTTCGCAAGGCTGGAGTAGTAGGACGGGACATCGCCAAGAAGCTGCAAATGCGGACTGGCGATGTCCATAAAATACTTCGAGAGGCTGGGGTAGGGCGAAGACGCAACATGAAACCCCTTGATGGCTCGGAGAAAAAATTAATCTGTGAACTCTACCTAAGCGACGAAGGGCTTTCAGTAATTGCAATCCGAAAGCGAATGAGACGTAGCCAAAAAACAGTGAGTGATGTTCTCCGAGAAGCGGGGATCACCCAACGAACAAACTCAGTACAACAGAAACTAGACATTAAACATGGTCGACGCATTCCCAAGAGAACTAACTGGAAGGGCGGCAGGGGGAAGTTTCACGGTTATATCAGGGTTTGGAAACCTGAGCACCCAAAGGCCAATGGTGGCTATGTCTTTGAGCATATTCTTGTTTGGGAAAAAGCTCACAACCAACTTCTGCCGGATGGCTGGGTGGTTCATCATCTTAATGGAATAAAGACTGACAATCGACCTAAGAACCTCTTGGGTATGTCTAGGCGAGGTCATTCCCCAAGTCTAACCGTGAAAGAAGTACAGAAGCGATTGAGAGAGGTAGAAGCGCAGTTGGCGCAACAGAAAATGTGTTAATGGCGAGACAGTGAGGCCGTCTCGCAAGGGGCGGCCTCTACTTCCTCTTTGAAAGGTGGAAGATGTACGTAGAGATTGAGAAGTCAGGGATACACGTAAGAGACGGGCTAGTAGCTGTTCGCTTTGCGTTCTATTGCGAGCCGTTTGACGCACGTTATAACGAGCATCATATCCAAGTGCCTGTCATTCCCGAAGGCGGCTATCAAGGCAAGGTAGACGAAGGCGGTTCTCCTGTTGACCCGAAGGACTACGATGAGTGGGAGAAGGAACTGCCTCATATCTGGCAGAACAACCCCTTTCACAATCACTTCGATTTAGTCTCTGCTGACATCACCGACACCGAGTTGCAGCAACTTATGGCGAAACGGCTCGCTAACTTCGGCAAGGCGTGGAGTGAAGGCATTGCTTCCGATGTGAGAGGCGAGACTCTACGCCAGATAGATAAGGGCTGGGACAGGAACGACAAGCACAACAAGACAAAAGCTGGCTACGATAGATGTGCTATCAAGGGGCTGGATATTGCGGCAAGAATAGATAGCTTCAAGAGGGTTAAGTAATGGCTGTTATCGATATTGGCCCTGGTGCAGTTACTCAAAGTAGTACTTGGAATGTAACTAGGACGGTTATAGACTTAAATAACCCAGCTAATGATACAGGAAATTTGACATCTGCTGAGTTTTATTTCTCTTCCGGAGATGGCCTTAACGTTAAAGTAGGTACGTTCTACGGCGCTGGCACAGATTATACTTATAGAGCAAGTGCAACTATCGGTACTGTAATATCAGGAAGTAAGCAAACATTTACTGGATTGTCGTTCGCTGTAACCAGTAATGATTATTTAGGAATTTATGCATCTGAGGGAAAGATAAAAATAATTACTACTACTGGTGCTGCAGTATATTATATGACTGGCGACCACATGACAGCAGAGGGAGCGCAGACTTATACTCTCTATGGTGCAACTGTCAAAATAAGTATCTATGCCACAGGAGCAACAGTAGATATTACTCCCAAGACCAGTGCCGACACAGGTTCTGGTACAGATGCCAAGACCGCATATCCAGCAGCTTCACACTCAAGGGCAGAAATAGGCTCCGGGGCAGATGCAAAGGACGGCAGAGGCTTCGTATTACCAGAGACGGGCATAGGCGTAGACCTAGCGGCATTACTGGCCGCACATCTACGAGCAGAGACAGGAGCAGGTTCCGAATTATCCGCTCTACTTGCGGCATTACTCGGGGCTGAGACAGGTTCAGGGATTGAGGCTTTACTAAATCGAGCCATCGCACTGGCAGAGATAGCGTCAGGGATTGAAAATCTCCTCAACCGCGACATTACATTAGGCGATATCGGTATAGGCGCTGATTTGGCCGCCCTGGTCAAGACGATCCTGTGTGCTGAGACAGGCACGGCTTTTGAAAACTCCTACCTGCATATTATTGAAGGACTCAAATATAGCTCGGACTCCGGCGCGGGTGACGATGTATTAACATCGCTCGCCGTTGCGCATCTATTAAGCGACACGGGCGCAGGTATTGACGCCATCATAGCTCGTGCCCTATTCGCCCAAGAATACCCGACCGGTGCAATTGACATCGCCAAGACGATAACCGCGGCGATAGCAGGAGCTGAGGTTGGCGTCGGAGTCGAACTATCGCTACTGTCCCTCTCGATGCAACAAGCTGATTCTGGCAGTGGCAGCGAGGCCTCTTCTCTCTTGGCTCTATTCACGGGCAGCGATTTGGGAGCAGGCGCGGAAGCGATAACATTGCTTGCGGCTATGGTCGCCCAGGACACGGGAACCAGCGTTGAAGTGGTAATCGCCATGTTGAAACGCGCCATAGATAGCGGAGTGGGCGCAGAGGCCATGAGTCTCATCGGAGCTGTAGGCCGAGCCATGAAGCTGATAACGTATGTCAGAAGCTATCGGGATTTATATGTGTACACACGACAATGTCACGACCTGAAAGTTTATACAAATATGAGGTGAGGCAATGACGATAATCACGCAGACAGTGTTCCAGGCGGGCGAGACCGTGCCGATCCATGCCGACATCAAGGATTGGCTGGGAGCGTACATCGATCCCAGCAACGGCATAAAGATGACGCTCTACGACCCCTCAGGAACAGCCATTGTAACCGATGGAGTGATGACACAGGACGTATCCGGCAAGTACGTCTACTACTATAACACAACGGTAGCATCGACCAAGGGCACATGGTCGTATGTAGTGACCGCGCAGGACGGCTCAGGGGCAGGTGCCAAGATCACCGTAGCGAAGGGGAGCTTTAAACTCACATGATCTCACTCAGCGCAACACTCCTTGCCGCTCAGCGGGCGATGAAGGCCACGCCGTATATCAGGGTAGCAATCGGCAGCAGCGTGTTTGAGACGGACAGGGTTATCTCCTACACACGAGAAGGCCAGCCGTTCAATGAGAAGGTAACGCTTATCATTGCCAACGAGGACGGCGCCCTGGACGGATTGGTACTCGAGGGCAAGACCGTCACGCTTGGCCGGGGCTTTGTCACTACAGGTGGCAACGAGTATTGCAATCTGCCGCCGCTTGTGGCCTTGAAGCCTCAGTTCTTCACTGCCAGCGGGAAGCGGCTGTGTCAGATAACGTGTATCGGCAAGGTCAACGAGATCGCCGAGGATAGAGCCAGCGTAAGTTACACGCCGGACGGGACCCTGACAGCAAAGACCTTGTACTCGCAGATAGCAGCAGCAACACTTACACCATTCACTCACTGCCCGGCGCTGACAATCGAGTGGGGCACGCTCGACACTCTGTTTGATACCATTAAACCCAAAACCAACTATAGGATATATACCAACAACGCCCGGCTGGGAGCCATGCGCAGGCTCATCGATTTCACCTACAACGCCATGCGGATCAAGCAGAACGGCAGTCTTTATGTCTTCAGGCCTACGACATCGGGAACGACCTACGACTACGAGTATTCGTCCAGCGTGCATATCATCCACGACAAATACCGGGGCAAGAGACTGGTCGTCCCGAACCATATTACAGTCAGGACGCCTACAGCTGTGACGCCCGCCTATTCAGGCACTGCAATAGACACTGATTCGACGGGGAAGTACAGGACCGTGCAGGCCTTCTTTGAATACAACCTCATAAGCAACGCGCAGGCTGCGGATATCGCGGCTGCCATCCTCGCCAAATATCAAATGAACCAGCGGTACACAGTTGCTCATGTGCCGATCAATCTCGGCCAGGAACTATACGACTATGTGAAGATGACCGACTTCATCGACGCTACCGTAGAGACTGGCAACGTGGGATATATCAATGAGGTCTACCGGCCGGCCGACAATCTATTTGAGGCGACGATAGGGCTCGGCGGCTGGTGGACGCACCGGGCGGAATCGCTGGCCGCCGAGGTAGGCGGGGAGACGGGCGACAGCAGTGTTGAAAACATGGGCGATATCGCCGTAGGGACAATCTACCTTAACCCTATCAACCTCGATGTCGTAGTAGACGGCATAATGTACAAGCGCACGAAGTCCGGGGCTCTTTCGGCTGACGGTCTCGTGCTGCTGGATCAGATTGTCAATGGTTCGACCTACAAGTTGGTGCTGGCAACACAGATTAACGCAGGGAAAATATATCTATCAAGCCAATGCGACTTTGCCTCGGGGTACAACCCCATTACTAAAGAGTGGACGATCTCCAAGCAAGCCACAGCACCAACCAGTCCGGTAGTAGGGCAGATGTGGCAGGACACTTCCACGACGCCAAACGTGATAAAGTATTGGAACGGCTCGACATGGGTAGCGGCTGGTGTGTCCAATCTCGACCAGTTACCGAACGGAACGCAGTTCCATCGTGTTGCCACAGCATCCCTTGACGCCAACGGGCTCATATTGCTTGACCAGGTGCAGATAGGCTCAAATTACGACCTCATAGCCAAGGCCGACATATCGGCTCATCATATACTACTGTCATCGACAATACAGAACGCCTCATATCAGACCGCTACCAGCGCGGAGAAATCTTCCTGGACTGGCAAGCCCAACAACATGGACGACATACCGGCTGGCAGCACCTACAGCAAAGTGCTGGGAACCGATATTCAATCAGGACATATCAAAGTCTACAGCGGCACGATCTTCAATGGCGTGTGGTACGACACGTCATATGTTGATATAGACCAGGCATCGGGCATAACATTTTATGGATATGATTCAGCTTGCAGGTTCTTCTATGGAGGAACATCGGTAGGCTTAATTAAAGCACAGTCGAATTATCTTCTTATTTCGGCTGGGGCTAACCGAATAGAACTTTATGGACAACAAGGTATTGTTATCCCTTGGGCGAGTTCATACCCTGTAGCTCGTGCAGGATGTGGTTTCTACCATAGCACCGAAGGAATGGCCTATATTTATTCGGGCGGCGCCTGGCGACACTGGCAATACTAAAGGAGTGACTTATGCCAAACGATATTTACGATGTAACAGGGGTTATTATCTCAGAAGATACACTCGTCTGCGCTCTCTTCGATGGACGGTACGATGCGATAATGATCGTCAAGATTTCTGAGAAGCCCGATAAGCAGGGTAAGTTCCATCTTGAATGCTCAAGTCCCGATGGCGAAGAGCGGGTATACTGGCTGGACAAGTTCGGTCTGCTGGACGACGCGGCCATGGACGCCGAGATTGCGAAGCTCGCCACCGATCACAAGCACAAGCTCTTGAATAGGCTGACCGCAGACCTCAACAAGAAGAAAGGATAACGCGATGGACGATCCCAACGAAGGAGTGCTGGTCCTTACCTTTAATAAGTCAGAGCTGAAGCTGCACCGGTACTGCTTCAACCTCACGCCATCCGAGCAGATGATTATATTGCAACGCATTATGCCAGTGGTCACGCAGGAGAGCTTTGCATTCGAGCGCGAGATGGGGAAGCAAGAGGCCGCTGCACCTGCTGAGGGCAAACCAGTCAAAGGGTAGAAGATGGCAAACCACGAAGAGAACGGGACAATCCTACGGTGGACACGAAGGCTTGTATTCTGCCGCCATTGCAAGTTTGAGTATGAGCAGGAATACGGCAAGGATTACAGTTGTCCCGCCTGCGGAGCTGAAGACGATTATTATGTACTAAATGAATACTATGATTAGGAGACGCTGATGGAGATTTTAAGCGCGGCTGCAAGCCTTGGTGTAGGAGCCTTCTTAGGTACTCTTATATTCATTATCTATCGGATAGACCGTAGAGCAAGTGAGCAACGGTTTGAAAGGCTATGTGAACACCACGATAAGAAATGGGCAGCAGTTGTTCAGGCTGACCATAAGACCAGAGAGGAGAACACGAAGGCACTCACTGAGTTGATAAATATACTTACAAAGATGAACGGCAACAGTCATATAAAATAGCCTGTAGCGCATCGCCATGCCTCAGTAAGTGGCCTTATCCTATCTCATGGTACATCGCCCCCCGTCCAATACGGACGGGGGGCTTTTCTTTGTCTCTATTTCCTTTTCAGGTTAGCGACCGGCGAGGCCATGGTGTGTTCGCTCAGGGCTTGCTTTGATCTCACGTTCTCTATATATACTTCTGTGCTCTTGATGCTGGAATGCCCCATGAGCTGCTGCAATGCTTCAATACTCCCCTTGTTATCGAGGAACATGCAGGCCGAGGTATGTCTGAGTGTGTGCGGCGAGCAGCGCACATCCTTTATCTGTGCCCTGTCTTTTAGTCTGCGGAAGAACATACCCAGCCCTCGCTCTTTCAGGGGGTGTCCTTCCTCAGTCAGCCACGCCTCAGGGCATTGCTTGTGGTGGTAGAGCAGGTACTTCTTTAAAGCCAAACCCGTCTCTGTGCTGAATTTGACATACCGCTCTTTGCGCCCCTTGCCGTGAATCTTGATAGTGGAATTAGGCCAGTCGATGTCGTCCAATTTCATTGCCACAACCTCGGCTCGCCGGATGGCGGTATCCAGCATAACCAACAGTATTGCGGTATTGCGGGCTTTCAGGTACTCGGTTGTGCCACAGACCGCCAAGAGGTCATTGAGCTGGTCCGGGCTGAAGACGGCCAGAACTTTGTGCGGGACCCGAGGCTGGGGCACTTTCTTTAGCGGGTTGTCCGGGCGGAACCCTTGCTCGATACACCAGTTATAGAACGTCCTGAGCACCCGGAAGTAAATGTGCAGTGTGGCTGGCGCGACTTCCGCCGTCCGCATGGCAAGGAAGCCCATGATCTGAAACTGGTCAGCTTCCAGCAGGGGTATCTCCTGCCGGTTAAGGTATTCACGGAAGTATCTGAGGTTCTGCCGGTAGAAAAGCAGCGTCTTGGGTGTGCAACCCTGCACGGTTTTATTTGTCAGGAAATAATCTACAACTTCGCTATCCTTCAGGAAAGCAGTTGGTCTAGGCATATTCGTCCCTCCAAAAAGCAGTTGCTCTAGGAAGGGGTTTTTAGCTTTATGGCGTCCCTGGTCAGATTCGAACTGACGACCTACTGCTTAGAAGGTATGAGCCCTAAAAAACTGCCCGTCCTATAACCCTGCTGTTTTCTCTAAGATGATGGATTGTGATAATAAACTTCGACACTAAAGGGATTGCCTGATTCACTCGTGCAAGACCATACAATGTACCAGGTTGCGACATCTTCTTCAGTGGGTGTAATGCCGAAGCTGAGGGAGCCGGAGAAAGAATTGAAGGGGGCTACCTGATTTGATCCCCACTCAGCAATAATATCTGCCTCGGCTATACTGTGCTCGATTGTACCTTCGCCGTTGTAAAACTCTACCTTGGTGATCGTGATAGTTTCCGATGCTCCGTTATATAACTGATAGGCGAGTTCATTGACACGACTCCCAAGTATCATTGAAGCATAAAGGATGCCACTACAACTATCTGCATTTGCTGTTATGAATTCAGGAGTAGGGGTTGGCGTAGGTATAGGCGTGGCCGTAGGCGTTGGTGTAGAAATTGCAGTTGGAGCAGGTGTCGGCGTGTGCCTGATAGTCTTACTTTCTTGGCACGAGGAACAGATTACAGCGAGTGTAATTAAGAAGATTACAGGAATATATTTCATTACTATCGCACCTTTCTCTCGAAACTTAACACCACACCCTGAATCTGTGCTCCATTGATTTCAATAGTATCTCCATTGGACTCCAACCAACATTCCTGTCCACGCTGACGGAACCGTTTCACATTCAAGGCATCATTGATTATCACCACAACCATGTCTTTATCTCTTGGGCTGGCATCGGCGTCATAAAAAATTATATCACCGTCTTGCAGGTGTGGGTGAAGACATTCTCCACTGACCTTGATCCCGATGATATTCTTTCCGGCTAACTGTGCCGATGATTTGTAGGCGTATTCTTGGATGGGGGAACCGGGCCCGGCAGAGGCGCACTGACTATAGATAGGGATTTGTACCACAACTGGAACTTCATCATTGCGGCGAGGTGGCACCTTTGTTTCTGATTGGCTACTAATGAGGTCTGATAATTCCACATCAACAGCTTTGGCATATTTAGTGAGGAAAGATAGATCAACCTTTTTCCTTTGCCCATCCTCAAATCTTGAGATATTGGACTCTGACATATGCAGCTTCTTAGCCACATCGTCCTGTGTCATTCCAGCTTTTTTTCGAGCCGTTATTGCTCTTTGTGCAATTATTTTTATATCCATTTGGTTTTCCTTAAGGGGATTTAATATATCACTTTCTTTACAATATGTCAAGTTGCTTTAGTAATTATTATAGGAATGACTTTTAAAATCAATGCTTAAACTACTTGACAAATAAGCAGATTGTTGATATTATATCTGCGAAACAAGCAAGAAACCCCGTAAATTTTATCTAGGAGCATGACAAATATGCAGGAAAACGTGATGAATAAGCAGAAAAGCAAACTCAAGAAAGAGATTGAAGCAACCACAAAACAACCACTCAAAGCACTCATTCATAAGTATTACAAGGAAACTGGATCAGCCGAAGGGGTAGCTCAAAAGCTCTCTGAAGAAATGAAAAAGGAAATCACGCCCAGCTTTATTTACTACTGGATACCCCGTGTCGGGCTTAGGTTTGAACGAAAGCTGATAGGGTAAAGCGATGAGCAGACTCACGCTACGCCGACCGAATCCGAAGCTATCCGCAGCGGGGCAAAAGGGCGGAGCGGCGACCCTGGCCAACCACGGACGCGAACACTACAAAACTATGGGAAAGACTCCGGCAGGCGAAGGCAAGAAGAGGGGCAGGCCATCAATTGATTATGTGATTGGCAATGACGGCCTTATCTATACCGGCAGAGAAGCCGTAGCACTGGCGCAAGAATCAAAGACTGAGCATAACCCTGGATTCTCAGAGGATTAGGAAGGAGAGTAGCCAATGCAGCAAACCATAAAATGTAGTAACTGTCATAGATCCTTACGCCCTACCCTAGTTGCCGTTACTCCTCAAGCAGACATTGAAATTGAGGTAGAGCAATGCAGCCAGTGTAGAAAGGCGAAAGCAGATCAGATATACGAGATTGAAGGTTCTTTCCCTCGCCTTTCTTGTCCGAGGTTGGATTGTGCCTTCAATGAGGAGGGCTACTGTCTGAATATATTACCGCAGTTCAGTATTGTCAGCAAATCTATTTCTAAACGCGGCAAGACAGTTAAACTCACGTGCGACTCATTCAAGCTAGAGGACTGAGAGAAAGGAGGAATGGAGAAAGCTATTTCTTGACAATCAACCATCGCCCACCAGTTTAAGGGAAGGGGTTCTGGCGGGCGGCGGCAGAAGGTTAACGAAATGGAAGCAACGCGAGAACGGCCATTCCAATATTTAGTCTGCCGGGACCTACCGCCGCAGACACGAAAGAGGGTGATAACGGACTTAGAGAACATCAGCAGGCTGCTAGGAGAATTCAAAAATCAAATAGGAAGGAGTGAGGTTAAAGAATTGTATGTGTGTACAGCATGCGGAAACGGACAAGAGCATCCAGGCCTTTGTTGCCGGTGTGGCGCGGCATTACGCGAGCATAAGCCGAACCCCAAGCTCTACGGTCCATCTGAAGGTATCGGGAAGAAGGCCTCTCCAAACCCGGTGGTGCAACGTGTGCGAAAAGCTCACCGGGCGGGTAAACAGCCTGTGCCAAAGTTGCAATGACAGACTCGCAAGGGAATACAAGGAAAGGGGATACGATGGAACTAACGTTTGAATGTAGTGAGTGTGGCGATACCCTTGCTTCTAACAAAGTTGAGGGTGATCGATGGGGTGATGCCAAGATAAAAGTAGAGCCATGTGAGAAGTGCCTGATAGCACAGTACGCTGCTGGTAAAGAAGAAGCCGAGAAGGAGGTTTAACGTATGAAGCTACTTAGCTTAACACTCAGAAACTTCAAAGGAATGCAGGACTTCGCATTGCAGGCCGATGGACAGAACATCGCCATATACGGCGAGAACAGTACCGGCAAGACCACGGTAGCCGATGCCTTCTACTTCCTGCTATTTGGGAAAGACTCGCTTAATAGAAAAGACTTCGAAGTGCTGCCGCTCGACACCAACGGCATGCGGGTCCCGGAGATCACCCAGGCCGAGGTCGAGGGCGTCTTCGATATCGACGGGCAGGGAGTCGTACTGAAGCGCGTCTTCAGCGAGAAGTGGACGAAGAAGCGGGGCTCGGCACAGAAGGAATTCACCGGGCACGTAACAGATTATTACATCGACGAAGTGCCGGTGAAACAAAAGGACTACGAGGCCAAGATCGCCCAACTCACCGATACCGAGGAAGCCTTCAAGCTCCTGACCAATCCCCGGTACTTCTGCGAAGTGCTCCCCTGGGTGAAGAGGCGCGAGCTGCTGATGCAAGTCTGTGGTGATCTGACGGACGACGAAGTGATTGCCACGGACCAGGCTCTCGCCGCTCTCCCGGCGATACTCGGCGACCACAGCCTCGATGACCACCGCAAGATAGTCCGGGCCAAACACGCTGACATAAACAAAGAACTGGAGCGCATCCCGGTGCGCATCGATGAAGTGCAGCGAGGCCTTCCACCTGAACATGAAAAGCAACCATCAAATGAAGGTTTGGCCGAGCTCAAGCAGGAGCGCAAGGCCAAGCTCGAAGAGAAAACACGTATCGAGGCCGGCGGGGAGATTGCACAACTGACCAAGATGCAGCGGGAGATCGAAGCCGGACTCCTGAAGATGGCCAACGAAGAGAACAAGGCCACAAACGCAGAAATACAGAAGCATCGCCAGGCAATCGCCGATCTGCAGATGCACCTCACCACGTTGAAGAACCAAGTCAAGGGCAATCTGGATTTAATGAAACGCAACACGAGGCTGGCCGACAACCTCGACGGCATCCTCGTTGATCTACGCAAGGAATGGGCTGAACTCAGCGCGAAGGAATACACCAGCACTGACACTTGCCCCACCTGCGGCCAGACGCTGCCGGCCGAGCAGGTCGAGGCGGCCAAGGCTCAATGGAATGGCAACAAGGCCAAGAAGCTGGAAGCCATTCAATCGGACGGCATAATACAGCGCAAGAAGCTCGACGAGCTGAAGGCCGAGAACGAAAGACTGACTACTGAGATCGCCGGTATCGAAGAGTCGATAACTGCTACCGAGCAAACCATCAAGGATGAGCACGAGAACCTCGCCGCGACGCCAGTAGAAGGACTTCCGGAATACGTCAAGAAACAGGGCGAATTGGCAGACGTCAAAGGATCGATTGCCAATCTAAGAAGAGACAACGCCGGCGCTTTGAATATTGTCGAATCGGATATCACTGAGATAGACAGTCATATAGCCGATGTCGAGGCGATATTGGCGCAGGTCAAGCAGCGTGCCGAGGGACTGAAGCGCATCGACGAGCTGAAGGCGCAGCAGAAGAAATTGGCCAAAGAGTACGAAGAATTGGAACGCCAGCTCTACCTCACGGATCTGTTTGTGCAGGCGAAGGTCGGGCTCCTGGAAGACAAGATCAACAGCAAGTTCTCGATAGCCAAATGGAAACTGTTCGAGATTCAGATAAATGGAGGCCTTGCTGAGTGCTGTGTGCCTACACATGATGGGGTGCCATACGATGGCGGATTAAACAATGGAGCGAAGATTCAAGTCGGTATGGATATCATCCGCACACTTCAGGATCACTACGGGATTCATTGTCCTATCTGGATTGATAACCGTGAATCAATCACGCAGATTCCAGAGATGGATTGCCAAGTCATATCTCTATTCGTGTCTGAAGCCGATAAGACACTGCGAATTGAAACAGTTAACGAGAAGGTAGGAGTTGCATGATGACCGCGCCGAAGGATATATCAAGTATGAGAGTGGGACGGCTTGTCGCACTGCAAGATATTGGCTCTGAAGGAAAGAGCCGGATATGGAGTTGCAAGTGTGACTGTGGGAATGTAATCTCTGTGCCCGCTAAGTATTTATTAGGCAGGCATAAGCAAAGTTGTGGATGTCTGAAGATGGACGTTCTTTTGTCACGCATAACACGTCATGGGTTATCTACTGATGGAAGCGGTGATAGGCCACGTCTATATAACACATGGAGGAATCTTAGAGAGAGATGCAATAACCACAATCATCCCAAATATCCTAATTACGGCGGAAGAGGCATCAAGGTTTGTGAGGAATGGAATGATTACGCCGCCTTTCACTGGTGGGCACTTCTCAATGGTTATACTGACGAACTCAGTATTGACCGAATCAACAATGATGGGGATTACGAACCGACTAATTGCCGATGGGTCAACAACACCGTGCAGGCAAACAACCGACGCCATCGAAGATGGCAGAAACGACCACAAGAACTTCGGATAGAACAAGCGAAAGAGGCGGTACACGCCTAAACGCGGAGCGGAAAGGTAGGAGATATGACAAACGGGAAAAAAGACACGGGAACAGCAGTAGGGGCGCTGAGGGTATCGGCGCTTGAACCACTGAAGAAAGCTCTGAGCGCTGAGAGCGTTCAGAAGCAATTCAGGAACGCACTAGCCAAGAACTCCGGCGCTTTCGTCGCCAGCATCATCGATCTCGTGGGCTCCGATAAGGTCCTGCAGCAATGTGATCCGAATGCCGTCATCATGGAGTGTCTGAAGGCAGCGACGCTGAAGTTGCCGATCAACAAGCAATTGGGCTTCGCCTGGATAATCCCTTATAAGAAGAACAACGTGCCTATCCCTCAATTCCAGATGGGATACAAGGGCTATATCCAGCTCGCCATGAGGACCGGCCAGTACAAGAGCCTCAACGCCGGCGTCATCTATGAGGGCATCGATATCGAGCAGGACTTGCTGACGGGCAAGGTCACGCTCTCCGGCCAGGCCAAGAACGACCATCCGCAGGGATACTTCGCCTACGAAGAGCTCATCAACGGTTTCACCAAGACGGCCTATATGCCGATACAAGAAGTGCTTGCGCATGCCAAACGCTATAGCAAGTCTTACGGCATGGCGGGCTCGGCCTGGGCTACGGACTTCGACGCCATGGCCATCAAGACTATGCTGCTGAAACTGCTGCGCCAGTACGGAGTGATGAGTGTTGAAATGGTGCAGGCCTTCTCTTCCGACGACGAGGATGAGCTGCAACAGGAGAAGGCCGAGAACGCCAACAAAGACATCATCGACGTGCCAGGCAAAGTGGTAGAGGACAAACCGGCAGGCGAAGTGAAGGCAGGCGATCCGGGATTTTAGGGAGCAACGCGATGTTTGACACAACTTGTGATATTGAACAATGGCGCGACGTGAGGGGCTGGGAAGGGATATACCAAATATCCAGTCACGGAAGATTGCGAAGCTCCAAAAGCGGAGATTGGCGCATCATGTCCGTTAAACACAGTAGAGGCTGGTATTTGACTGCGAGATTATCTCAAGGTCAAAGGAAAGAGACTATCCGCATTCATAGGCTTGTAGCGGAGGCTTTCATCCCCAATCCAGAAGGTAAGCCGGAAGTCAATCACAAGGACTTAAATAAGCAGCACAATCATGTAAGCAACCTGGAATGGGTGACGCGGATAGAAAACCACAGCCACGCATTAGAGCACTCGCCATCAATGATAAATGGGATGAACCACTATAACCGATTCCTTAGACCAAAGGCCATCATTCAAAAAACACTGAAAGGCAAGGCTTTAGGAATGTTCCCGAATGCAGTGGTGGCAAGTGCTTTCAGTGGCGTGTGCAGCCGGAATATCACCCAGGTGGCAGCTAGGACGGAATACAAACCGGGGAAAGTTCGAAGGCAAGCGGGTGGCTTTATGTGGGAATACACGGATAGGAGCGGCAATGGTTGAGATAACCATTATAGCAAGCGGCTCTTCTGGTAACTGCTATTTGATTCGCAGTGGGCAAAGCCAGCTTTTAATTGAGGCTGGGATCACGTTCCCTAAAATTCAA